TAATGGCTTCCTGCTTGAGCTGGTCTAGCATTTTCAGCTTTCTTAATTTCTCATAGAGGTTCGCTGCTGCTCTTGTTTCTTCATTACGAGTACCGAGGTTGTAATCTCTGCGGAGCTTCATCATTGAGTTGTAATCTGCAAATTCGATCATGCTTTCAGCTCCCCTTTAACATTCAGGATGTCTTTTGCGTATTGAGTTGCCTTGTAATGATTTTTCCCAACACGTTCGAAATATTTCCATTCAACAAATTTTTGAAGATTGCTGTAGATGGTTCCTCGATTGAAATCAAACACTGATTCCTTCACGTCTTTGACATTGAAAGGCGCAGTTGCATGACAACCGAACATGAGCAAGCTAAGTTGATCATCAAAGTTAAGTTTCTTGGTTTTACTTATTGATTTCATACAGCGCCTCCAACAATCAAAGCTGATTCAGGCAGGTTTGCTTTAACTGCTCGCTTCAAAGCTGCACGTTGGTTGCTTAATGCTTTAGCTTCCTTACAAAACTCACAACGACATTTGAACTTGTTATATCCGTAGACTGTCCCATGAGTGAATTTAGCCTCGTACTGTTCACCGCCAATTTCCTCAATCCAATCTAGGGTTTGCTTATCATCTGCTAATCTCATGAGAACGCTCCTACTGGACACATAAAGACAATTTCGATACCGCCATATGAAGGCTTGTTGAAAGTCTTAAGTTCTTTATTGATCACTGACTCAATGTGCTTTTTCGTTTCCGTCTTGAAGTTAAATGCACGCTTAAGAATCACCCTTGACCCATCTATCGCCTCTACGTTGAATTGCATCTTCTGGCGATTAATAGAAGTTACTTGGACTTGTACGCTCACGCTGCACCTCTCTCTTCCACTGGGAATGACATCCCAACGAAACGGCAAATATCTAAACGGTCTTGAACATTCACAGATCCACGCTTGCCATGACGGTTTTTGGCAATAATTAACTCGGTTACACCAGTTGGCGCATTAGTCTCTTTTTCGAGGATTGGATGAACCATGATGATTTGGTCTGCATCCTGTTCAATCTGTCCAGAATCCTTAAGATCACTTGCTACTGGCTTGTGTCCTTCTGCTCCACGGTTAAGTTGAGCCAATGCAATTACTGGGCAATCAAACTCTTTTGCCATAGCTTTTAAGTCACGACTGATTGATGCAACTTCTTGAACGCGATCCTTCTTAGATGGGTCTCGGATTAAGCCGATATAATCAACAATGATGCAGCCCAAAGCCTTGTACTTACGCTTCGCTTTGCGCGCATAACTTTGGATTTCAGCAATCGTTGGCTTTTGCTTTTCTTCAATAAAAATTGGCAGGTTTCTAAATTGAGCAATAGTTGCAGTAAGCTTCTCAAACATCCCGTCATAGATTTCACCGTTGTGAAGATTGTTATACGGGATTGCACCTAATGCCGAGATCATGCGGTTGGTTAGGGTCGGCGTATCCATCTCAGCAGAGATAAACAAGACTGGCATGTTGTAGCGCTTAGCAGTTTGCATTGCACACATCTGAGCAAGAGTTGATTTACCACTGCCCGGACGACCACCAATTACACAAAAATGACCCTTTTCAATTGTTCCCAAAAGATTATCAAGATGAGGAATATTGAACTGAACACCTATGAAGCCCTTTTGTTCTTTCTGAGCAATCTTTTTCTCAAATCGCTCAAGTGTTTTTTCTAAAGCCTGGTTAAAATCAAAACCTGTTTGCTTTTGCTCAATAGAATTACTAGATGAACTAAATAAATTCTCAGCAGCCAAGTAAACATCAGTGATAGTCAGATCTTTAGCGCACTCCGCAATCGAGAGACCAATATCTTCAACTTCGCGATGCTGCTTAAGTTTATTCAACTCAGCAACAAAATATTCCAGGTGGTGTACGCTACCAACTGCACTGTTAAGTTCAATTAAATACTCTTCTCCACCAATGTCATTGAGAAGATTTCGCTCTTGTAGATGCTTGCAGACAAATACTGAGTCATATGGCTTATCAGCATTAGCAAGCTCAACAATTGCCTTGTAAATAATCTTGTGACGACCAGCGTAAAAATGTTCTTCGGTAAGATCATTTGCGACAACCTCTAGGGAATGGCTCACTGTCATCAAAGCGACTAGCACACTCTGCTCAATTGTCATATTTTGAATGTTTGTACTCATTACCAGTCTCCATATTGCAATTGGGCATTAGAGAAATCAGGAGCTACCACAGAGCTGTTGACCTGAAACCAATACTCGTTTTCCCATTGTTTTTGGTTTAACCAAGTGCTAGGTGATGGAATGAACTCACCATCCTGCTTTGTCCAAGAGACATCAGATTTTTGTTTTTCAAGAATTGAAAGAAGTGTTTCAATCGCAAAACTTCCTTCATGCTTTGTGAAAGTTTTATAAGTGCCAGACTTGTCTGATTTACGTTTACAAGTTGGATATGCAGACCAGAACTTCTCAAAGTTTTCTGAGTAACCCACCCCTTGTTTTTCTTTGTTTTTATTATTGTTATTGTGTGGCGAATTTTTAGTATGGTTTGATACTAAATTTTCGTATGGTTCCGTACTATTTTTTAGCATAGCTAAATTTTCGCTAGGCGAATTTTTAGTATGGTTTTCAGTGGTAATTATCTGGTCAGTTAGAGACCATTCATTAATTTGTTTGTCAGTTTCAAGGCGGATAATTACACCCATCTCTTCCAAAATTAATAGGCCTTTTTGTACAGTATCCTTGTTGTATCCAGTAGCTTTTACAAACTGAGATAGGCTGATGCTATCTGCTTGTTTATTCCAGCCACGCGTTTTACGAACAATGAGAAGATAACAAGGCAAAGCTGCACCCTTCATCTTAGCCATATGTCCGTTATCTATTAGGTCATTAGGAATCTGGAATGCATTAGAAATAAAACTAGTCATACCAAGCTCCTCTTAAACTCTTCATAAGCATCGTTGATTTCTTCAATGAAGAATTCATCACTTGAAGCATCGTAAAGCCTTTGAAGATCACCATACTGGCGTGCATATTTCGCACCTTCATAAACTTCATGCTCATACTCCCTTATGAACCGCAAAGCTGTAGGATTCATAGTAATGACGCTCCAAGTTACTTTTAGCCTCAGCTACAGCAACCGAGTTTTTTAAACTGCGTTCTATTGCATAAGCCTCAACCGCTTTTTGAAACAAACTAATCTTCCGATTTAGTTCAATGTCTGCTAATATTGAATAGTTCATATGGTTTGCTCCGATTGAACATTGAGCCTGATCTTGTACATCAGGCTTTTTCTTTGTAACCAAGCTCAAAACACATGCCGAAATCTTCAATGTCATCTTGAAAAAGATCGTCAATTGTTTGCTTGCTTTCCATCCACGCTTTTGACATCACAAAAAGCGCATTTAGTTTTTCCTCGCTAATCATTCGATATTTCTTGAGGACAGTCTTAAATCCAAGAATGTCCAACAGCACTAAACAGTTCTCAAGCTCAGTCAAGCCATTGGATTTTCTATCATTTTTCATTCGTGATAATGTGCTTGGATCAATCCCCAACTGTTCAGCAACCTGACTTTGATTGCTTGATGCAAGGGCTTGCAAAACTCTAGAAACTTCATTTCTAGCCCTTGCACTCAATTCGGTTGATACTTTGCTCATGGTTTAGTTCCTAAGCGGTTAATGCTTGGCTGCGGACATAATCGAAATCGACATCAGGACAAAGTTCATCACAAGGAACTTTTCCTTCACTTTCTTTATCAATTCGAATAGCTAATGCAGCACCACATTTTTTGTTGACATAAATAATTTGTTGAAGATTCCCTAAAGTCGTTAGGCATGCTTTTGCAAAGGCTTTTCGTTCTTCAACAGTCATCTTCGATAAGTAAGCTTTAAGCTGTTCTGTGTTTGAAGAAGACATAGTTATCTCCTTTAGTGATTTATTTAGTAAATACTAATTTTAATCACTAAACAAGTCAACAGATATTTAGCGAATACGAATTTACTTTTTACTAAAAACTATATGAAATAGAGCTTATGGATACTGTTGCAAGAAGACGCAGAAATCTGCGAAAAGCTATTGATGCTTTAATCGAATCTGGGAAATTTAAGAGTGATGCAGCTTTTTGCGAACATTACGACTTAAGTACGAGCCATATTTCACAAATGATTAATGGTCACGGTAGTTTTGGCGAGAGAGCTGCTAGGAACTTAGAGAAAAAAGTAGGCTGGCCTAATGGTTATTTAGATCTTGAAAACCAAGAAGATCAAAGCCCTATTGTGTCTGAAAGTAATGTTGGACCAACCAAGAATAACCTTCGAACAATTCCCCTATTAGATTATGTCCAAGCAGGTCTATTCCATGATGTTGGCTATGATGGAATAAACCCTATTGGAGAAAGCTACACAACATATCAAGGATATAAGCCAGAGTGCGTTTTCTCTCTTAAAGTTGAAGGAAATAGCATGTCACCAGAATTTAAGGCTGGCGATGAAATTGTTGTTGATGCATCTCTTGAACCTAAACCTGGATCGCTTGTAATTGCTCAAGAAGTCCAACATGGAATAGCAAGAACAACTTTCAAAAAGTACAGAGTGATTGGTATTAATGAATTTGGAGTTGATGTTGTTGAACTAGTACCACTAAACCCTGATTACCCAACCTACAACTCAACACAAATTGAAATATCAATTATTGGGGTTGTGGTGAGACACAATAGGGAAATAACTCATTAAAGGATTCGGGACACCTAATCCCGAATTGCAGCCTAGGAAGCTGCTAAAGGTGATCTAAAGATACGTTGCTCAGGGAGCAGGACAAGGTCCAGTGTCAATAGTGAGCTGACGCCCCTACGGTGTGCGCACACTTTCAGGGCAAGCGCTAGGCATAGCGCTATATAAGTTACCAATTATATTGGTAGGTGCCTACCAGCAATTACAAGGTTTATGCCATGTTTTTACTGGAACTGCGAACTAAGAATGGATTTAGATTAAAGATAAAAATCGACTTTTTATCGATATTCAAATTCTTCACTTGGTAAGCACCGAGGGGGAGGTTCGAACTCCCCCTCACCCTTATTTTTAAAAATACATAAACTGATAATTAATAGCAAATACCATGAGCAAAAAATACAAGCCACCGGAACTACACGAATATAGAGGCTTAACAAGCTCTGAGCAGACGGCAATACACCAAATGCTCATCTCCTATGTTCGTGAGGAAAATTGTCGCTTTAACATAATCATGTCTGGCAAAGCAGAACCCTATAATCTGGTAAAACTAACTAGTATTAATTTTGAGAATGAAGCATCAGCAATTTGGGTTAATTTTGAAACCATCACAGGAGAGCAAATAGCTTTACCCATTGGCTTTCTTTCAAGAATTGAGTTTTCAGGGCAGCAAGAAATTTAAACTGTGAACCCGACACAGTCTTTACAACAGATCGGGTGGAGAAATGTAATGACAGATAAAGTAGTTTTAAATGGACCATTGGAATTAAAAAATAACTCTGAAGCTCGTGTTGCTTATGAATTGATGGTATTAATCGCCAATAAGGAAGTTGGTTTTACTATGGCTCAAAATAAAAATGTAGCCGACGAACAGAAGTCTAGAGATTACTGGTTAAAACTTTATTCACAATGCCATAGCGTTGCTAGAGGAAATGAGCACGTTCCTCAGGAAAACTAGAATACTTTTTCTGAAATAGTTTTGATAGTGCTAACTATTTCATCAGGATCTGTGCAACCTTGTTGAATTAAAGCCAGGATAAGCTGGAATACTTGTTCTTGATTCATAATAAACTCCATCTAACCCACCCCGTGTGGGTTTTCTTATTTTTAGTGTATACGAAATTTTTCACCAAATAAATTCACTAAAGTTCTTGACTAAATATTTAGTAAATACTAAATTATATCTCACCAACCAACAAAAAAGCCCCTAGCTTTCGACGGACAGGGACTTTTACTCAACGAGTGAGATAAGTATGACAGAAAAAGCATTAATAGCAAAGCTGATCAAGAATCAGAACCGTAAGCAGACGATTAGACATTCTAACTCTGGCTTGGTAATGGCAAGCGTATTTGTGATTCTAGCTTTCAGTGCCTTTGCCTTCTTTAAAGCAGATGCAGATCAAACCCAAAAGCATCAAGAGCATGTTTTAGTTCAGGTTGAGGGGGTGAAGTGATGTCAAGTTCTCTCAATTTATCAGAACGTCAATTACAAGTTCTTCAATGTGTAAAAGACGCTAAAGCAGAAGGCAAGCGCCCTTACACGAGAGGTGTTGTAAATCGTATGAAGGCAAAGGGTTATGAGATTTCAGACCGTCAAGCTGCATATGACTTAGGTGTGATCATCAATACAGATGGAACAGGTGTTTACTCTGTTCGTTATGGCAGTGGCAAAACTCTATGGATTTATGAAGAGCCTTTAGCTAAGGAGCCCTCTCATGGATAACTACAAAATCAAATCTGGTCGTCATGGGTTGGTAGCAGGTGTTGGGGTCAATGATTTCAACGGACCTATACGCATTAATGGGAAAAAGATTTGGGAATATAACCTTTGGCGTAATGTTTTATCTCGCTGTTATAACCAGAAATTTCTTGATAAGTGCCCTTCTTACATCGGCGTTAATTGTTCAGAAGAATGGTTCGTGTTGAGTAAGTTTATAGAGGATATTCATGAAGTTCCTAACCACCATCGTTATGAACTAGAAGGCTGGAATCTAGATAAAGACATACTGATCAAAGGGAATCGCACTTACTCAAAAGATGCAGTTTGTTTTGTACCTAAAGAGATTAACTCTCTATTTACCAAGTCCAATGCAACTCGCGGTTCTTTGCCAATTGGGGTTCATTTGGTGCGTGAAGGTGTTTACACCTCTTCAATCAGATTGGCTGGAAAGAAAACAAATTTAGGTTGTTTTCGCAACTCTTTAGAAGCCTTTGAAACATACAAACAAGCGAAGCATCAGGAAATAAAAAGACTGGCGAACAAGTGGAAAGATCAAATCCACGATTCTGTTTATGAAGCCCTTTTACGTTATGAGGTGTCGATAAATGATTAGTTTCTATCTGAAATACTTCGCCTTCAAGCTGAGAGGTACTAACTCATGAATATGTTAGCCAATATCTCGTTTGATGCTGCGGTATTCACAAGCCTTGAAGTGATGAATGTAGGTGTTGAGGATGGCGTTATTCAGTTCTCTTTATCTATTCAAAACGCTGAGCACATCTACATCGTTGCGAGTGTCAAAGGAATTGAGAAAAACGACACTTTCGAATATGGCGAAGGCTTGGACTATCAAGACTGGAAAGATGTGAATTACACAAGAATGACAGTCGATTCAAGTAGCCGACCACATGTCGATGACTTTGATTATGTCGATGCAATCAAAGGTATGCCCTTTGCCCTAACTTCTACTCAAATTCAAAAGCTGAATGAGTATTTAGAAGAACTGGCAAGAGAAGAAAAAATTTCAGAGTTGAGAGGTGGGTGATGGAAGTTAAAAGCGTACATGCACACCACATTCCAGCAAACAACGGTGTAGATCCAATCGATGTATTTGTTGTGTGGTATGGCGAACAAGCATTTCAAGTGACTATCCGTTGTTGGGATTGCGCTTGGACTGCTTATCGCGGCAGTTGCGGGTTCAAGACAATTGAAGAGTACTTCTTGGAGCAATGGTACAGCCAAGAATGTCATGAACATGTGGTTCAACTCTTCACTACCACATCAAGACATACAACCCAAAGAGAAGAAAAGTGGTTGTTTAAAGTTGTGAGAAGTATGTGCCAACACTTCAAAAAGTTAGCAGAAAAGAATTAGGAGAAGATTATGAATGCACCTGTAAACGGAACACTTATTACTACACAGATTGCAAACGTTGCTGAAACTCTTGGCTTAGTAAATGTTAATCCACAAGAGTTAAAGGAAACATTGATTCAAACTGCTTTCCGCACTGAAACACCTGCAACTGATGCACAAATGGCTTCTCTTTTGATTGTTGCTGGTCAATACAAGCTGAACCCGTGGACTAAAGAAATCTATGCTTTTCCAGATAAAAACAAAGGGATTATTCCGGTTGTTGGCGTGGATGGTTGGTCTCGAATCATTAATGGAAACTCAAATTTCAATGGTATGGAATTTAAGTTTTCAGAAAATATGGTTCAGATGGAAGGCGCGAAAGTGGCTGCACCTGAATGGGTTGAATGCATCATCTATCGTAAAGATCGTGACCACCCTACTGTTGTTCGCGAGTATTTAGCGGAGTGTTATCGCGCACCATTCAAGTCTAAAACGGGATATGTAGTTGAAGGGCCATGGCAGAGTCACCCTTCTCGCTTCTTGCGCCACAAGGCAACTATTCAATGTGCTCGATTGGCTTTTGGTTTTGTTGGTATTCATGATCAAGATGAAGCGGAGCGCATTGCAGAAAGTGGACAGCCTATTAAGGATGTGACTAGTGAAGCACCAGAAGGCTACCAAGCCTTTGAAGATGAGCACTTAGCTACACTCAAATCAGAAGCTCAATATGGTACTGAACGTTTGCAAGCTGCTTATGTAGCTATTCCAAAGGGAAATCTTAAAAAGCACCTTTGGGAAGTTCACTCAATTAGCTTAAAAGAAATTGCTCAGTTTGCTGATCAAGCTTTACAGCGCCAAGGAGAAACCTATGAACATTCTCCAGCGTAGTGAAGATTGGCATTTGGAACGCTGTGGCAAAGTCACAGCTAGCCGAGTAAAGGATTTAAATGCAAAGCCTAATAAAGGTAAAGCTTTAAATGCACTGGGTTTAACAATTCTAGCTGAGCGCCTCACTGGCGTTCAGAAGGAAATCCCAACTAATTCAGTAATGCAATGGGGTATCGATAACGAGCCTCATGCAATAGCGGCTTATGAAAATGAAACGGGCAACTTTGTAGTAGGTACAGGTTTAATTGACCACCCTTACATTGAAATGTTCGGGGCTTCACCAGATGGACTTGTAGGTGACAAAGGGCAAATAGAAGTTAAGTGTCCAGACACTACAACACATTTGAATACCCTTCTGACTAAGCAAGTGCCGGATGAGCATATCCCTCAGATTACATGCCAATTGTCTTGTACTCGTCGTGAATGGTGTGACTTTGTGAGCTATGACCCACGTCTACCAGAAGATCTACAGATCATCATTATTCGTGTCTATGCCGAAGACTTGGCGATAGAAGCATTAGAGCAAGATGTTCGCAAGTTCAACCAAGCTATAGATGACGCAATTAAAACATTGAAGGTGGCAGCATGACAGATTTGAATAAAGAAGGCAAAGTCAATCTAAGCTTTGAGCAAGACAATGGTGCTGTTTGGGTATTTGCAGGTGATAGTCAATTTGGCACCGAAATCAGCCATTTAATGATGATGCATGCAGATGAATATAGCGAAGATGAATTACGTGTTATTTGTCACCATGCAGCATGTGAAATTGACAGACTTAGAGCAGAGCTAGAAAAAGCCAAAGCTCAGGCGGTGCCAAATGAAATCATTAATAAAATTCAATCTTGGGTAGCGGTTAAATCATTCGCTGTAGAAGATGCTCATCCAGATTTGCCAATCATTGACGCTAATGAATTGGCTGAATTTATCGAGCAATTAGTTAAAAGCGAATCGGGAGCTGAACAATGAGCATAACTCTTAATGGTCACCAATTAAAAAGCCTTCTCGAATTTGTAAATCCAGATGGTGAAAATGATTTAGATCAACTTGAAACTGAACTAACTATTAAATTTTTTGAAGATGGGCACAGTGGCAAAGGCTATTACTTTTGGATGACCGAATATCCAGAGGAAGGCAGCATGTTGTTGGATGTTGAATCGGGAGCTGAGGGATGAACACAATGGCCCAAAGCAAGCTGTTTGGTCTTGCTGAAAATAGAACAGATGTATGGTCAACACCGCAAGATTTTTTTGAAAAATTGGATCGAGTTTTTAACTTTGATTTAGATGTTTGTGCTCTGCCTGAGAATGCCAAATGTGAGCGCTACTTCACGCCTGAAATTGATGGGCTGAAACAAGAATGGTCTGGAACATGTTGGATGAATCCACCATACGGCCGTGAAATTGTAGATTGGGTTGCCAAAGCAGCAGAAACAGCAAGTAAGGGTCATACGGTAGTTGCACTCGTTCCTGTTCGCACTGATGCTCGTTGGTTTCAAGACTATTGTTTGGGTCGTGAAATTCATTTTATTCGTGGCCGCTTAAAGTTTGGCGGTTCATCATCTAATGCGCCATTTGGTTGTTGCGTTGTCGTATTTCGTCCAAGTCTTAAAGATGTTCAGTGGATTGTGACAGAGACTGATTTTAGAAAAGCGGAAAGTAAGGAGGGGTAATGGGACAAGTAGTTAAAATAGAGGCTAGTATTCTAGAAAAGATTGTTGCAGTAGCTGAACGTATTGCCCAGTCAAAAGAAGAACGCCGAGTTGGTCGTGAAGAATTTGCACACATGCTCAATATCGAACCTGAAACTCTAGACGCTCGAATTCGTGAAGGCAGATACCATAGGCCTTATAAGGATGGGCGAAAAAGTTTTTGGTTATTGTCATACGTGCAATCTGTCGTTACAGACACAAAAGAATCTGGTAAAGTAGCCACCTATTGAGGTGGCTTTATTTTATCCAAATATATAGGTACTTTATCAATCTTGAGTATCAAATTGAGTACCAAAACCACATCAAAATAAAATCCTTTTATTTATTAGTGAGTTGAATCTAAAATGCTTCTAATGATCGACAATTACGACTCTTTTACCTACAACATCGTCCAGTATTTTGGCGAGTTGAATCAGGAAGTAAAAGTAGTTCGCAATGATCAAGTCACATTAGAGGATATTGAACGATGGCAACCTAAATACCTCGTAATTGGCCCTGGCCCTTGCTCTCCAAGTGAAGCTGGTATTTCAATTCCTGCAATTAATCACTTTGCCGGAAAAATTCCATTGCTTGGCGTGTGTTTAGGACATCAAAGTATCGGGCAAGCTTTTGGCGGAAAAATTGTAAGAGCCAAAACGGTGATGCACGGACGTTTATCTGATATGTACCACAGCAATAAGGGTATTTTCAGTAATCTTCCTAGCCCATTCTCGGCAACTCGTTATCACTCGTTGGTCATTGATCAGGAAACGCTACCTGACTGTCTTGAAGTAACATGCTGGACCAATGAAGCAGATGGCTCAATGGAAGAAATTATGGGCGTTAAACATAAGACACTTC